ATGTCGAATCAACTGCCACCGATCCTGCACCCACTCACCGGGGAACCTGCACCCATTGAACAGGCCTGGGGCGTCAACTACTTGCCGCAGGACCAGCCCTGGCTCAAAGGGTTCGTGAATGGCTTCAGTCCACTGGCCTTTACTCCCACCAAGGAGGGGACGAAGGACCCGGTCGACGTCGAGCTCGGTCGTCTGTCTGGCCGCGGCACAGCGTTCCAGATCTGGAGCCCCAACGAATTCAACGTGCCGAACTACAGGATGACCCAAACTCAACTGAACAAATTGGCCACGATCACCAGCCAATTCATCCCGCCTGGTCGTGGATCGACGCTGCACCAGGGACTCACCGCCATGGTGGCTCCGGGTTCCAGTTACTGGCAGCTGCCTCCACCAGAGCCCAGCAAAGCCACTACAAGCGCCCGTGCCATCCGCATCAACAAGGAGATCAGCTACTACAAGCCCTTCATCAAGGCCGAGTTCTTGGCATCAGAGCCAAAGCTTGCGAGGATGATTGAAGAAAACAAGGCCTCGCAAGCCCAGGCCACCTACGAAGCCACTTACGGCATGCAGTCGTCCTGGTCCCCTACCCCCGCTAACCGCTGATGGCTTACTCCTACAACATCTACGCGGGCAACGGGTCGACCACCCAGTTCACCGTTGGCTTCCCCTACATCCGTAAGGACCACGTCGTTGCGTTCGTCAACTACACCCTGACGTCGGCCTTCACCTGGGTCAACGACAGCACTATCCAGTTCACGACAGCGCCTGGGGCTGGGGTTCGTGTTGAGATCAGGCGCTACAGCCCCACCAGCAGCCGCCTGGTGGACTATGCCGATGGGTCGACCCTGGTAGCTGCTGACCTGGATACTGACAGCACCCAGCACCTGTACAAGGAACAGGAGCTCGACGACGACATCAAGCAATCGGTGTACGTGGATCCGACGACGGGCCTGCCAACGGCCAGTGGTCAGCGGATCACCAATGTCTTAGACCCAGTTGCCGCACAAGATGCAGCGACCAAGAACTACGTCGACACCACCACCGTCGCATCTGCTGGCGACACGATGACTGGCCCCTTGGCCATGTCGACCAACAAGATCACCGGTCTCGGCAACCCGACCAACGCCCAGGACGCAGCCACCAAGACGTACGTGGACTCGACGACAGTCGCGTCTGCCGGTGACTCGATGACTGGTGCCCTGGCCATGGGTGCCAACAAGATCACGGGCCTTGGTGACCCGACGTCCGCCCAAGACGCAGCAACAAAGACCTACGTCGACTCCACGACCTGGAACAACACCGACGAGACCATTGATTCAACTGAGGCCTGGGTCTCTAGCGACTCAGTCATCGGCACCACTGGCGCCACGACCAATGAGATGGACGTGCGTCACGACACGCTGGTCCAGACGTCGACACCAGCCGGCAGTGGCTGGAGGGTTGGCAAGACCTGGCTCCAAAATGACGCCAACAAGACGCTGTCGGTCTGGAACGGGACTGGTTGGCTTGGCGTGGCATCCGGTGGCACGTTCACCACACAGAACACCGTCATCTATGTGGATGCAGCCACGGGTTCTGACACCAACGACGGTCACCGGATCATCAACCCGATGAAGACCATCAAGGCTGCTGTCGCCAGCGCCTCTGCCGGATGGACGATCAAGGTGGCGCCTGGGGTCTACCAGGAATCCCTGCCCATCGACATCACCGTCGCCAACCTCTCCATTGTTGGTGAGGCACAGCGGTCGTGCTTCATCCACCCAACGGTTGCTACCGAAACCCAGATCATGTTCCGCTGCAACAGCGGCACGTACATCGATGGGTTCACCTTTGCTGGCCTCAAAGCCTCTGGGACCCGTGGCGGACACCCGATTGACAACGACGCCACCTACGGTCTGCCCACTTCCCAAGGCTGGGTGGCTGGCTTTTACCCAGGGGCCATCATCCGCAAAAGCCCGTACATCAATAACAGCACCAACTTTGCCGACAGCGGCATTGATAACGCTACCTTCGACCCCAACAACTATTCCGGCACGGGTGGTGACCTGACATCTGGGCCTGCTGGTGGTGGCATCATCGTTGACGGATCACTGCCGGATGTCACCAGTCCCCTGCGGAGTTTCGTTGTCAACGAGTTCACCCAGGTGTGTCTTGATGGCCCTGGTTTGCTGGTTTGCAACAACGGCTATGCCCAGGCCGTGTCGTTCTTTGGTCTCTTCTGTCACTACCACGCCAAGGCGTTGTCTGGTGGACAGATCAACATGGAGGTCGGGACCACTGACTTCGGTCGGTACGGCTTGATTGCTGACGGCAAAAGCACAACACCGATCTTTACCGCCACGTCGAACGGATCTGCTGCTGCGGCAGCGGTCACCTTTGCCATCAATGCCCCGACAACGGGCTCTGGGTGGTTTGGTGATGCCAACCGTCCAGCAATCAACATGCTGGCTGAGGTCACCGTTAGTGGCACCACATACCTCTATCCAATCCTTAGCTCTGGGGTCAATAGCTCGGGCTGGAACGTCACCATCAGCCGTCCGAATCCCAGCAACCGCTCAGAGAACCTTGGTCTCAACGTCACTGTCCCAAGTGGAACCCAGTGGCGCTTCTATCTGAGGTCAATGGTCAGTACCGCTAGCCACACAATGGAGTATGCGGGCTCTGGCACCAATTACACCGCACTGCCGGAGAACGGTGGTGTGGCCCTGGAGGCCAATGAGGTCGTTAATCGGAACGGTGGCAAAGTCTGGCTGACCAGTACCGACCAGAGCGGCAAGTTCAAAGTAGGGGACACCTTTGCCGTTGATCAACAGACGGGTTACGTCACCATTGATCCGCAATCAGTTGCCATCAACGTCGTCTCAGACCTGAGTCCTGAGCTTGGTGGTGACCTTGATGTCCTGGCCCGCAACATCTACAGCAGCGTTGGGGACATTGGCATCCAAGATGCCTTCAACACTGGCGTAAACCTGATGCTGGTGCGTGAGTCGTCGTTGGCCACCGCTTACCCAGTGGTCACCCAATACGACATCGGCACCGACCCGAACCAAGTGCCGCTCAATGGGCTCCTGGGCACGATGGCGTTTCAGGATTCAGATGGGGTGTCGATTGGAACCGCAAGCATCAACCTTGGCACCGCTGCTGCTCCATCAATCAGCTTTACGGGTGACTCAAACACCGGCATCTACAGCCCTGGAGCAGATCAGTTTGCAATTAGTACGGGTGGCATCCAGCGAGCAACTATTGACGCCTCCGGGCGGCTCTTTTTGGGGACAAATACGGCGCAGCTCTTAGTTGGTACGTCTACAAGCACTAATAACACTCGTTTAGGCGAAAAGCTAGCTGTTGTTTCAAGTGGCGGATCTGCCGGCGATAACGGTGGTATTTCTTTAACTAATTACGCTGGTTCAGGCGATCCTGGTTTAGCTCCTATATTGGATTTTCAACGTTCACGCGGAACAACTGATGGCTCTTTTGCTGAAGTTGCTAGCGGAGAGGCCCTTGGCTATATCGTCTTCCGTGGCGCAGATGGTGCTGGTTGGTCTGATGGAGCGTGGATCAAAAGTGAGGCAGACGGTGACTGGACAACATCTGGGGATACGACTGATAGCCCTGGAAGATTAACTTTCTTCACCACGCCAGACGGTGCGGCAAGTCCAGCGGAGCGGCTGAGGATTACAAGCGATGGCCAAATCCTTGCCGGCACTACAAGTACGGCCTTTAGTGGTCGATTAGTTGTTTCGTCTGATCAGGCAACACAATCGGGCATTGATTCGAGAAGTACAAACTCTGCAATTACTACTCAAAATGTACTACGAGTAATAACTGGATCCAACACTGTCATCGGGTCCATCACTCACAATAGTCTTACTACAGCGTTTAACACTTCTTCCGATTATCGGCTTAAGGAAAACGTTGTACCGCTGACTGGTGCTATTGCTCGCGTCAATAATCTTCAGGTTCGGCGGTTTAATTTTATTGCGGATCCTACACATACGGTTGATGGTTTCATTGCCCATGAAGCTCAAGCAATTGTTCCTGAATGTGTCACTGGAGAAAAGGATGCTGTTGATGCTGACGACAACCCCGTTTATCAAGGCATCGACCAATCCAAGCTGGTGCCTTTGCTGACGGCTGCGCTTCAAGAAGCCATTGCCAAAATTGCCTCCCTTGAGGCTCGTCTTACCGCCCTGGAGGCCAACTAATCATGACCATCAAAGCGCTTTACCCCACAGTCCGGCCCACCCTCAACCTGGACTTTGCCAAGACCAAGGCCCTGGACCCACGGGTCACGTTTACCCGCGCCTCAACCGCCACGTTTGTCGGCTCGAATGGTCTCATCCAGACCGCTGCTTCCGGTGCCGCAAGGTTCGATCACAACCCCGCAACCGGGGAAAGCCTTGGGCTGCTGGTGGAGGAGGCGAGGACAAACTTGCTGACGTACAGCGAGCAGTTTGATAACGCAATATGGACCAAAGGAAACACATCGATTACTGCCAATGCAGCTACAGCTCCTGACGGAACAACAACCGCAGATACTGTTGTGGCTACATCTGGCCTTGGGTACAAGGAAGTTTATCAGACCTTTACCAGTTCTGTTTCCCCCAGCACGGCTTATACCTTTAGCATATTTGTCAAGGCAAATGGTGCTAGATATTTTACTGTGGTTCCATATTTCAATACTGTCAGTTATCCATCTTGGTTTGATTTAAGCACTGGTCAAGCGTTATCAAATACATCTGGCAATACGTCAACCATTACGGCTTATCCAAATGGTTGGTATAAATGTTCAGTAACTAGAACGTCAGCAGCAACAGGCAACGCTATCTTTATTGTTAGGCCAGCGGACGCTGATTTAGAGCAGCGATACACAGGTGCTGGGGCAGCTTGTCTTTATCTTTGGGGCGCCCAACTCGAAGCAGGCTCCTTCCCCACCTCTTACATCCCCACCACAACGGCAACCGTCACCCGCGCTGCTGATGTGGCGAGCATGACGGGAAGTAATTTTTCAAGTTGGTATCGGCAGGATGAGGGGACTTTTGTGGCAAATGTTTTAAGTACTCCATCCGTTCAAAGTCTTGCTTTTGACTGCGGCAATAATGCCATCAATAGTGCGGGACTTAATGGTCACATTTTTCAATTATTTGCTACAAGCGTCAATGCAACCACAGAAGTATCCGGTGTTACTCAAGCTAGCCCAACGGTTTCTTTTACCGGTAGTACTGCTCGCTCTGCTTATGGATGCAAACTTAATAATTTTAATTTAGCCACCAATGGTACGCTTGGCACATTAGACACCAGTGGAACAGTTCCAACTCTTGCCAGTCAGCAGTTAGTTATTGGTACCAGGTTTAACGGCACTTTTGCGCTTAATAAACCCATCGCCCGCCTCGCCTACTACCCCGTCCGGCTGCCCGACGCTCAACTCCAGGCCCTCACCGCCACCTAACGACCCATGACGACTTTCTATCTCCGCTTTACCGACGAGTCGGTGTTCCGCTCGGCTGCGTTCATCGCTGGGTTCTGCTCGGAACCCCAGCGGGCCCGCAACGAAGACGGCACCTTTGTGGCCGATGACCCGGGGACCCCGGCCAACGAAGCCTGGGAACCCTTCCAGCTCATGGCGTACACCCACGACCACGCCATTGATGTCGTTGGGACCATCTACCGCGACGACGCGGTCCTGGACCCTGACTCAGGCGAGGTGATCACCCCAGCCACCCCCCTGCCGGGTTGGCACGTCAACTTCATTGGGACCCTGCCAACTGGCTGGGACGAGTTCCTGGTGGCCCCTGTGGCCCCGTATCGGGTGTTTGCCTGACCCGGATCCGCTGTTAATCTGCGTCTTGACTTAGACCGTTGCCGTGGACCCCGCGACCCTCGTTGCCATTATTGGCCTTGGTGGGGCTGGGGTCTCAGCCCTCTGGAAGATTGCTGGTGGACTGGGCCGGTTTGAGGCCAAGACCACCACGATCCTTGGCGCGATGCAGATCATGCTCCAGGACCACGAGGAGCGTCTTCGGGCCATTGAACGCAAGTACTGACAGGTCCTTGTTTCGGTGCGAAACTGCGGGGCAACACCTGAGATCCATCGATGACCAGTCGGATTCCTGAGTACGTGGCTGTCGTGGTGGCGATCCATGGTGCTGCAGTGGCCATCGTGAACCTGACACCCACGCCAAAGGACGACGAGGCCCTTGGCAACTACACCAGAATGGCTGTGAAGCTGTACCGGGCCATCGAGATCCTGGCAGGCGTCATCACCCCGCTCGTAAAACGATGAAGAAGCCCACCAAGGCCGAGAAAAAGGTCGCCAAGGTCATGCGGGAGTTCAAGTCCGGCGGCCTTCACAGCGGCAAAGGTGGCCCTGTGGTCAAGAATCCCCGCCAGGCCCTGGCAATCGCGCTGTCTCAGGCCGGCGTCAAGCGCAAAGGTCAGTAGACCCAGCGAATGCGGGGCTTACCAGGGCGCATCCCGACGTGGATGAAGCCCTTGGGTGCCCCGTAGCCCAGGGAATACGGCCACTCCTTGTCGGCCCAGTCCTGCAGGGTGTAGACGGACGTCCCATCGATGTAGAAGTCGACAGCACCAGTGTCTTTGGCGTCGTAAAGGTGCTCGGATTGACTGGCACCACCCACCTGGGCGTTGATCTTGGGGGGACGGTAGCCACTGGTGATGATTGCAGGCCCCATGAAGTGGTCCCTAGCCTTCTGGACGAACTGAGCCAGCACCAGGGCCGTGTCGCACTGGTGCTGAGCTACGAACCGACGGGCTTCCGATTGCTGGGCAAACTCCCCATACGTCACGTTGGGGGTCAGCTTGTAGCTGAACGGGGAGCTGGGCTGGAATAGGCCCACTTTGGGCTCCGGAGCCGCCCTGTACGCCTCTGCAAAGTCCTCGATCTGCTTGGGCGTCAGAGTTTCCTGGAGGCCATTCCAGGCCGCCAGTTGATGCGGCAGGCCCTGGTCGTATTTAGCTGCGCTTGCGAGACGAATAGCCGACATTGCTGGTTGTGAGTGGGGCTTTGGGAAAGATCTGGACGTTGTCCACCTTCCACGGGATACGTTCCCAGACATCGCAGGTGGTCGCAACCTCCCAGGCCATCTCCTCTGTCTCGGCCATGACGACAGTCTGGAAAGATCCGGTCTCCCTGGTGCCCCCATAGCCGATAAAGACGCCAGGAAGCCGGATCACCCAGGCCCTGACGTTGGGCTTTTTACCGCCTGGTTCTGATCCACCCCGTGGTGGCTGGGGCCGCAGCAAGATCTGCAAGGCTGCCGCCCAGAAGAGTTCGGTCCAGCGCTCCTTCAAGGTCACCCATGTACGCCTGAATCTCGAGGTCCCAGAGCTCTGACTGTCGTTCTCGGATGGCACGGTCTTCATCGATGGCCAGTGATTCGTTCCAGTATTGGACGGCCCCTGCCAAAGCGTCCAGTCGGTCGTCGTGAGCCAAGCAGCCACGGTCGACGGTGAGGTGGGTCAGCTGGTGGAACAGCTGGTACGCCAGGCGCTTTTCGACGGCCTCGTCGTCACGGATCTTGGCGTCGCCCTCGATGACCGAACGGCTGACAATGAGCCGGTGCTGGTTCAAGACGGGCTCCAGGGCCGCGATGATGCGGCGCTCCTTCTGCACGTTGGACCGAACGGTCTCGACGGTGCATGGATGCTGCACCTGCAGATACGGCTTCAGGAGGCTCTCCAGCATGCCTTGACCGAACTGGTCCTCCAGGAGGATCAAGTTGACCTTCTGGCGTCTTGCTGCCGCTGCTAGGCCCTGCAGAACGGGTTCCGAGTACCCGTCCCGGTATGCACCGGACTCCAGCAGGTACAAATTGCCGTTGAGGTGAGCCACGACGGCGTAGGCCGTTTCATCCAGGCCGCGGCCAGACGGGTCAATGAACATGACGCAGCCATCAAACGGCAACCAGGTGCCGTGGATGTAGGCCGGTCGGTAGAAATAATCGCCGCTGAACCCGACAGTCGGCAGATCGCTGATCCGGTACTCGGCACCAGAGCTCCACACAAGCTTCTCTGGACCATGGTCCGACACCTCCAGGACCATGAGCTCCGCCAGTTTCAATGGGAACCGCTGGGCGTCGCTGAGACTCGTGTCCAGCTGGAACTGCAGGGCAAAAGCCGACCGGCCGTACGACGTCTCCCGCTCCAGCAGGTCCATCTCGCTGAAACGACCAGGGTCCGTTGGTTGATTGGCGAGTTCTGGGCACCCATCTGCAATCACGGGGGCCAAGTGATCGCCGTACCTAACGGGCTTCTCTGGGTACCGGGCAGGCCAAATGCGCACCTCGTAGGCGCGTTGGGCCAGCTTGTTGTAGATCGACTCCTCGGTCTGGGGCGTGCCAAGGAACATGATCTCGCCACCTGGTTTCAGGATGGCGTTGAACTCACCGACAGCGGCCAGGAGCTTCTCTCGGATCCCGACGGACCACGACGTCGTCGGTGTCTCCACGTCATCAGACAGGATCAAGTCGGCCCTGGACCCAGTCAGCTGACCAAAGATCCCGACTGCTTTGACGGATGGGCTTTGGTCCGGAATCGCAGGCCTGACGTCGAACCGGTTGACAGCTGAGCGCTGCTCCTCCCGGTCTGGCTCCAGTGCCTGCAGCATCGGCATCTCTCGAATCAGCCGCATGCAGAACATGGTGAAGTCATCAGCCCGGGTCTTGGAGGCCGACACGACCATGATCTTGAGCTGTGGATCCCGACGCAGCAGCCACAGCACATAGGCCGCGGCCATCCAGGACTTACCGACGCCCCGGAACGCTTCGATGATCCTGCGCTTCGACCCGTGCTGCATGTACGCAGCGATGTCGAGTTGGATCGGTGTTGGGTCCGGCAGGTTCAGATGGCGCCAGACCAGGACCAGAAAGAACCGGAAATCCGACGACAGGGGCTCTGGCAGGCCAACCCAACCAGCACCCCTGTCGCTTGCCATCAGCCGGCGTAAGTGTCGATGACAGCAAAGTTGATGGTTGCCGCTTCGCCCAGGGCCCCACCGCTGACATTGGTCACCCGGAACACCGAAGTGCCAGCGCCAACGGAAATGCAGTGAACCTGATACGCACCAGCTGTGCCACCAACGCCGCAATTTGCCATGACGACGTCAGTGGCGGTGATGGCGCTGTTGGTGCAGGTGAATTGAACGCTGGCCAAGGACGACAGTGATGCGTTGTGCAGAGTAATGACGCCCCATTTGGCGTTGACGGTGACGGGCGTGGATTTGCTGGTGCCTTGGGTCACAACTCCGTAACCAGCGGGGCCAAAACCAATGGCTGGAGCAGCAGCCACCGTGTTGTTCAGGGAGTTTGAGATGAAAAACCCAGATGGGATGTCAGCGGGGTCAGCCATGGTTGGTATCAGGCGACCTTGCGCCTTGGCATTTGCACGATCTTATCCATATCCGGCAACGATGCCACCAGGTCCCCGAAGCTGGTGCCGGCAACAGGTTGGGCTGAGATGCCGTTGTCCTTGAGGAACTGACGAAGGATGTTGAGCTCAGCGGTGCTGATGGACCCGTCGTCGAGCCTGGACTTCAAGTGCCACGCCAGGTCGGTGTGGAGGTTCGACAGGACCCTCGAGGCTTCGGAATCGCTAGGACGACTCATGGGGACAAAGGCTTGCTGGGACAAGGATAGGGTCCCTGACCACCAGTAGTACATATGTGTGCGTGCATATAGAAAGAAAAGGCTTGCTGTCCTAAGAGCAGGGGGGACCCCCCCCTCTATGGTTAAACCATGGATGACCATGGTCTATAGCTCTCCGAAGGAGAGCGGTTAGGAGGTAAGTTAATACCAGTACATGGTAAACTAAGGGGAATATGGTTAACCATGTCTTGTTGTTATTGATGATAATGAAAGAAATACATGGTTTAACCATAGACACCTATATCCACCTATACCCACTTGTATTGAATTATGGGAGACGTCGTCGAAAAAAAGGGGCGGGGGAGGGGTGAGCAGATTTTTGGTCAAAAAATGTGAGGTGCCTGACGCTATGCCCCTTGGCGGGTCTACCCCCCAGGGGGGCCTCCCGGCCGGGCCATAGCGGGCCAGGGGGGGCCCTGGCCAAACCACTGGACACGCTGGACAATCCAGTCATACCAAGGGGTCTGGGGCCCTCGCGTATCTGCATGGATGACAGGTACGCAAGGGCTGGATAGGGTGGGGATGGTGTCGCAGGGTGAGACCAGGACGAGACAGCTGGTCCCCTAAATCACTCGGCGCCCCAGAAACTTCCCGGCCTATGTATGATTGAGGGGCAGCACGGCCACCGCGGCCAGGACTGCAGTTAACCCGCACCTAGACAAATGAAGATCGAGATCGAGCTCACAGCAGATCAAGAGGTGGCGCTGTCCGATGCCCTATGGGCCCGGGCTGTGACCTTGGCCGACACGTGTCCTGGTTCCGACCGGGCGCACGTGATGAACCAGGTGGCCGTCGCACTGCTGGAGCTAATGGACTTCCCGACGTCCCAATGGATGCGGGACAGCCAAGGGACTTGATCCCTGCCCGGGGGGCTTCGGCCTCCCCTGCAGGGTTCTCCTGCAATCAACACCGCATCAAGGGAAATGACCTGCACCACACCGGCCCTGGAACTGCTGGCGGCATACGACGACACCGACGTGGCCATCGCAGCCCAGGAGCTGATTGATTCAAAAGCAGCCATGCTCGAATGGGCGGGCCGCGACGGCAAATACAGCACCGGCGATCTTGAGGCTGTGCTCCAGGGCCACGGCGAAAGCCTGGGCACCTGGGTGGCAGCATGCGAGGAAGCCGGCGGCTGCTTAAGCGTGTACAGCGCTGAAGACGTACTGACTTGGCTGGGGTACTGATCCCCGGCCGATCCTTGCCCAGGGGCCACACCGGCCCCTCTGCAGGGTTCTCCTGCATTTCAACGACAACAACCGCATCGCATCAACACCGATGACAACTGCACCCGCAACACTGACGCCCGCCGAGGCCAACGCCAGAGCACACGCCGAAGAGATCGCCGCAGCGTTCGAGGCTTACACCTTCTGCGCTGAGGAAGGCGAGGGCCGCCACCTCTCACCCGAGGCCAAGGCTTGTCTCAGGTTCCACGAGTACGACGGTACCAACCACTCCGACGTCGCAGAAGCGATCGAGGAGAGTTGCCGAGAGCAAGCGCTCTCAGTTGACGTGCGCAGCGGCTGGGGTTCACCGGGTGAACTGGAGCCCGAGGAATTCCAGATTCTGTTGAGCACCGGCGGCCCTGCGCTCCGAATCATCGGAGATCTGGAAGACCAAAGCCCAACGAGCGCACGCCTCGAGCACCAGGACTGGAGCACACCCTGGACGGGATGTCGCCGAGGCGTCAGCGCCGAGGCCCTCGAGTGGTTCTGCTCCCTCTTCTGCTTCGGGGGCTGATGCGACACCCGCTAGCCGTCGTGCTGGCAGTGAGTCTGGGCACCGCCACTCTGTGGATGGTGACCCTGGCCCAGCTGCCTGGGGGTTACACGTTCCCCGATCGATCCACCGCAACTGAATACCCAGGGCCCTGACGACAGCCCGGAGGGGGGACCTAGTCCCCTTTCCCTGCTGCCCTTAGGCGCAGCAATTAAACACCGCACCCAGGACCATGGCCTTTCACGTCTACGCCCACGACC